CCTTAAAGGCCCTGCTGATTTTTTAGCGTCCGCAATAAAAGGAAGAACACCAATCGGAGCGCGTGTGCATAAGCGTTACAAGTCGGGCAAAAGTATGTTATTCAAGCGAATGCCGAAAGGCAGCGGAGTGGTAGTGGCTACATACAGGCCCGGCAACCTTCGCAAGTCAATAAAGACGCTTACAAAGTTGCGCCGCGTGAAGTATGCGCAAATTGTAGGAGCAAATACAGGAAGCGGCACAAATGACGGTTATTACCTGCACTTCTCAAACAATGACGTTAAAATGTCAAACGGCAAAATAAGGCCCGGAAAGCGCTTTGTCGAATCGGCTATTTTGGCGGCAGGGCCTGCGGCACAACGTGCAGTTGTTCAAATCCTACAAAATAAATTTTCAAACGCCAACAGAGCGGGGCAAATGTCTAATTCGTCCGCTTGGGCATCAGGATACCGATAACATGAAAATACGCTACATCACAGACGCAAACGGGTTTGGGGCCGGTACGGTTGCCGAACACGATGAACCAACCTGCAACGCTCTGATAAGTCAGGGTATTGCCGAAACAGTACCGGAAGGCACGAAGTCGCGCAAGTACCCACCAACGGCAAAAGTTGAAACCTTTTGCGTGCCACCATCAGCAACTACAACAGCCAGTACGGAAGTTGTTTCAGTTACATACGCTCCTGAGAAATCAGGCTTTTTCACTAAAAACAAACGCTAAACATGGCCACAGTATTAGCTAAAAACATGAAGCTGTATTCAGGCGCTACGCCAACAGCCTTCACCTGTCAGGTTGACGCATCAATCAGCTTGTCAACCAACACTTTCGAAACAACCTGCAAGGACAGCGCCGCAAACGCTGAATACCTTGCTGGCACCAAATCATGGACTGCATCCGTATCGGGTCTTCTCGATTATGCCGCTACTAATGGTTGGGAAGAAATGTTTACAGCGTGGACAAACAGTACCACCGTTGCACTTGTTTTCCAGACCGGAACAGTAGGAGACAAGAAGTACAGCGGCTCCGCTATCATCACATCCATGAACCTTAATTCATCCGGCAATGATGAAGCGGTTACATGGGATTGTGAGTTCCAGGGAACAGGCGCATTAACCGAAGCAACCATTTCGTAAATATGAATAGGCAGGTTAAAATTGGAGGAAAGAACCGCCCTATTCGTTTCGATATGGCGGCACTATATATTTACGAAGAGCAAACCGGACGGAGCGCACTCAGCGACATGGCAACATTCGCTCAAGGCGCTCCATCTGTTCGGGTAATGGTTGACTTGGTTCATGCAGGACTTGTCAGGGGCGCAACGTACTTCCGGCAGACATTTGACGCAGATAAGTACACGGTTGCCGAATGGTTGACAAGTTCGCAGGAGATACTACCTGAAGTGATGAAGATGTTTGAACAGTCGTTTAACAGCGGCGAAACACCTGATGACGAAAAAAACGGAGCAGGCCCGACGGCGGAAGCGTAAAGCGTCCGAGTTGGGCTGACTTATTAAGGGATGCGGCGCAAATCGGAATGACTGAAGAGGAATTTTGGGAATCAACGCCCGCATTCTTTTCATTCAGACAAAAAGCGCACGCGGAAAAATTCAGAAACGAATGGGAGCAGACGCGGTACATTGCTTTTGTGATGGCGAAAACGGTTGATAGTAAGAACAAGCTGAAACGTCCGTCGCAGTTACTTCCGTTCGATTGGGATGCAAAGCCGGACCTCAAAAAACTGGATGAATTTACAGAAGCGGAGCGGGCCGAATTTGACAAATTCGATGCAGAGGCGGATGAAATTCTAAAGCGGACAAATCCTGAAATGTACGCAAAACACATGGCGGCCAAACAGGCGGCACAAAAACCTAAATAGCATGGCAAAGGCATCAGATTTAAATGTCCGATTAGGACTAATTTTCGATGAAAAGGCGCTCGGTCAGGCAGAGCGTTCCCTTCGCCGTGCCGGCGACAGGCTTACAAAAGTCGGCAATGAAATGATGACGGGCCTGACATTGCCGCTCGGCCTGTTCGGTGCATCAGCGATTAAAGCGGCGGGTGATTTGGAATCGTTGACTAAAGCATTGCAGACGCAATCAGGCAGCGCGGCGGCGGCATCACAGGAGCTTCAGAAGTTAACCGAACTTGCGCGAAATCCGGGCTTAGGGATAGAAGAAACAATAAGGGCATCTGTACGACTTCAGTCGGTAGGCATTGAAGCGGACAAGGCACGCGGCATCATCAAGGAGTTAGGCAACGCAATTGCCGCGTCCGGAAACGGAGCGCAAGAGTTTGACGGGGTTGTTAAGCAGTTTGCCCAGATGATTTCTAAGGGCAGGATATTGCAGGAGGATATTTCTGTCATATCCGAAAGCCTACCAATGATTAGCCAACTGATGCAGAGCGCATTTGGCACGTCATCGGTGGAAATGCTGCGAAAAAACAATGTATCGGTAGAAGAGTTCATAAGCAAGATTACACAGGCGGCATCAGAGTTGCCCCGTTTTGAGTCCGGCATAAAAAACAACATATCGAATGCGCTCGATGAAATGCGCATATCACTCGGTAAGGTCGGACTTGCTATTGAAAATTCATTCAATGTATCAGGCAATTTATCTGCATTCGCGGAATGGCTAAGCGGATTAGCGGCTACTTTCAGCAGCCTCAATCCCGCAGTTCAATCCGCAATACTTTACTTTGGTGCGTTTTTGGTTGCAATCGGCCCGATTGCAAAAACCATCGGAAATATACAACTTGTTTCGTCCGTACTTACAGGTGTGTGGGCGAAACTACTTCCGAAGGTTCAAGACCTTACGAAATGGTTAGGACTTCAGCGGGCGGCATTTATAGCGTTAACGCCCGCAACACAGGCTTTCGTTGCAATTGGTTTAGCGGTGGCAATTGGTACAATGGCCTACAACATGGGCCTATTCAATCGCGAATTAACGGCATCGGAAAAGGCGCTTGCAAAGGTTAACGAACTGACGCAGCAAGCGAAGTCAGACACGGCGGGGGAGCGTGCGCAAGTTGAAGCATTGATTGGCATTTTAAAGTCAGAAACAGAAAGCAGAGAAAAAAAGATTGAGGCGCTTGAAAAATTAAAGCAAATTAATCCTGAATACTTCGGGCAGCTTAATATCGAAAAGTTAACCGTTGACAATCTTAACAAAAGTTATGAAGCGTATGTTGATGGTATAATAAAGGCGGCGCGGGCAAAGAAGGCAGAAGGTGAATTAATTAAACTTGATGAGGCGCAACAGCAGGCACTTCAACGAGTGATAGATGCCGAAAAGGCAGTACAAAGACAGGTTGAAAGTCGTTCACAGGCTCAAACATTTGCATCTGCATCAAATCAAATAAACGCAAATCAGGCGTTAATTGACGCAAAAAGTCAACTTGATGCAATTAATAAACAGATTGAGGCGGTAAAGGGGCTGATAAAAGAAAACGTAAAACTTGAAGTATCTACCAAAGCATCATCGGCGGCAACACTAAAAAGCGCTCAGGCGGGTGCGGTATCAGAAGCGGCAACTAAAAAACAGACGAAAGAACAGAAGGCACTAAATGACGAACTGGAAAAAACAGCGGTAATACAGTCGAAGCCTATACCGAATTTTGAACCGCTTCCAACGCCGCAGATTCCTGGTCAAGTTCAATCCGAAGTACCTTTAGAACAGCAGATACCCGACTTTTCCGGCATATTAGCCGCAACGGCAGACTTTTACAAGAAACAGCAGCAGGATCAAGAGGATTTAATTGAAGCGAGAAAAAAGGCTTTTAAAGACCTTGCATGGGAAGCTGCTTATTCACTTGAAAACCTGTTCAGCGCATTCGATGAAAGGCAGATAAAATCACTTGAGGCATCGTATCAGCAGCGCATTAAGTACGCCGGAAAAGATACCGATGAACGTGCAAGGCTTGAGGCTGAATTTGAGGCTAAACGGGAAGAAATACAGCGGCGCGGGGCGAAGCGAAAAAAGGCGCTTGCAATGGCAGAAGCTGCAATAAATACAGCGGTCGCAATTACGAAAACATACGCACAGTTTGGTTTTCCTTTCGGATTAGGACTTGCAATAGCACAGGCGGCAGTTGGCGCTACTCAGATAGCCGCAATTGCAGCAACGCCATTTGCACGCGGTACGCAATTTGCGCCCGGCGGCCTATCACTTGTCGGCGAGCAAGGGCCTGAATTAATGAACGTACCGCGTGGATCTCAAATACTATCCAATAACCGAACTAACCGCGCACTTGAAGGCATCAATTCACAGGCGAATATTTCAGGCGAGTTCACAGTTCGCGGTACTGATTTGGTGTTGGTACTCGATCGGGCACAGTCAAAACAAAAAAGAGTGTTCTAAATGGCGTTAAGAATTTACGGAATCGGAAAAGCGCCGGACGGCACGCAATACAACGCAGCGGTATATGATGCTGATTGGTCATCATCTGACAGCGCCTTTCAGATTGCGAAGGATGGTATAAAAATAGAATGGAAGGGCGAAGCGGATGACGATATTCATAGTCCGGTCATGGGTTCAATCGCGACGATTGAAATACTTGTCAACGTCGCCGAAACCACGGTAATGACGTTTCTTTCAGACCTGCGAACATCGAAAGAAGGCAGGTTTGCACTTGAGATAGCAACACAAGCGGGGGTTAAGATTTGGCGGGGTGTTATTACAGGCGATGCGCTTGGTGATGAAACCGACGAAGGCCCGGTTTTCAATTATACCCTAACTGCCGTTTGCGGCCTTGCTCTTCTGAAAAAGATACCGTACTACAATGACGGGGCACTGTATTTCGGACGCGAAAGACTAACAAAGCACGCGGTAACTGCACTCGGTAAGTTATCGCATATCAATACGTTTTGGGCAACTGATGACGCGTTCCTTGAAACTTCGCTCGACTGGTGGGAGGCTTCAATGACTTCATCAGACGCGAACGACCCGATGTACCTGTCATACGTCGATCATTCAGCATTCTATGATTTCAAGACGAAAGGAGGGCCTGACAAAGATGTACTTTCCTGTTATGACGTACTGAAGTACATCTGCCTTGCTTTCGGCGCTCGCATTCGCATGAGGGATGCGCGGTATATCATCGAACAAGTTGATTACCGCGTGAATAGTACATACAATTGGCGGACGTATAAGAAGGATGGCACACAAAAAACATACGGCGCTTATTCAGGCACGCTGACAGTTGACCAAACAAAAACGAA